ACGAGGCCCTGGATGTTATGGATCAAATTGATTTTGAATTTAACATCGAGGACTGGACCGATGAAGACTATGTTAAGTCACTGACTCCGAAATACGGTCGTAAGCGAGCGGACAGGATGTGTGCAATACGACATGATCCCATTACCGAACGACACCTCAAAGCCAAGTTTATTAGCAAACTTGAGACCTATTTGGGAAAAGAGGAGGATGACGTGAAGTATCGGTTGATCGTGGCGCGTTGTGAAGAGTTGCTCGCATCGTTGTACGCTGACTTCAGTCAAGTTGGAACCGCTATGAAAAAGAAATTTAATTGCAGTACTAACATGTACTATACTAGCGGTGCCACTCCAGACGACTTGGGGCGATATGCAGAGGCCATGGACGGTTTCACCTGGAAGTACGAGATGGACGTTTCCAATTGGGACGGGTCCCAGAACGCACGTATTATGGATAGTGTTGAAAAGAAATTCTTCATGGATCGCGTGTCGGGCTGGTGTCCTTCTGCAGATTTGGTCTTTGACAACTGGAGCAACACGTGGGGTACGACGCAGGACAAGAAAGTCCGCGCTAAGTACAGCCACGGACGTCGATCCGGTGACCTGTGGACCAGCATGGCCAATTCGTTCATGAATTTTATTTATGTTCTGACCCTTACGAAGCATACCCCTGGGACAGACGATTTTATGCTCATGGTGCAAGGTGATGACAATGTGTTCGCCACCAATAGAAGGCTGGATGTTGAGGAATTGACAGCAGCTTATCATTCTATTGGAATGAAGATCACCATTATTGAGCATTCATCCATGTCACAGGCTGAGTTTTGTTCTGGACGATTTTGGAAGGTCAATGGGATGTACAAGTGGGGTAATAAACCCTTTCGCACGTTAGCCAAATTGGGAATCAATTACCACAAGAAACCACCACATATGTGGCCAGGACTTCTTCATGGCACAGCACGTGGCATGCTTTGTACAGCCGGACATATCCCCATTATCGGAGCCTATCTCAGGTCAATCATCCGAAAATGCCAGTCCAAGGGAATAGAGGCCCTTGTT